ATTTTTTTTCTTGATTCTCCATAAATTCAATTAACTTTTTTGGTTTTCTGTAATTCCTTAAAAAATCTACATACGCTCTTTCCCTAGCCCTCTCGTAGATCGGGTGGTACAATTCGGCAGTCTTTACGATAAAGTCTTTTATTGGGTATTCAAATTCTTCTCCAAAAAACTCTAATACTAGATGCCTTGCAAATACCTCCTTCACTGTGAGGCGCAATGGGGATGAAAACTTATTAAATGCTTCGATGGCTGACTTGCATCGTGCTATGCCTTCCGTTACAGCATCATAATAAAACTTTTCGAGCGCACATAGATTCACTTTTTTCTCCATTGCTTTCGGTTTTTAAATTCAGCGAGTCCGTCTATCTCCGTAGTGGTCCTTCTGTTCACCACACTTATTTCCTCAGCCAAGCATAGGTGACTGAACGTCTGATTATCGGTTTACGATTACGCTGACAAAGGTACGGCTTTTATTTTAATCTGCAACAATTTGCACAAAATAATTTCGGTATTTAACGTTTATTAGCATGAAAATATATCGATGCGATGTAATTCTCTGCAAATCAGCTAGTTGCAGTTGGCGTGCATCGATGTGCATAGATGGAAATTGGCATCTATGCGTTGTAACTGCCTGCAAATCAATCTGATGCATTGATGCATAGATAAAATCGGATTTTTCTATAATATACATAAATATGGTGTGTGCGATAATATATAATTACAACATACCCGTTTTCATATATTTAATAATACCTCATTTTATCTATGCATTAATGCAAATATCTATAAATCAGTAGGTTATCCTGCATAGATGGGAGAATAATCAACAATGCACATCTATGCACGGTTTGCATCTACTTGATTTGAAGTGAGTTATGTTGCACAGATGCGTTTCTAAACTTCTGTATTTACATTACAAATCAGTCAAAATTGGCTGAAAACGTCACGTGAAGCCTGTTTTTAGGATTTCTGTTAGTTACGGTAGTCAGTATCTTAGGCTTTCCAATTCGGAAGAACAAGAACCGTTTCTGCTTGACGTGGTTGATTACGGTAAGTGAATCCACTGATGAATTGTTAATTTCTGTAGAATCCGGAGATACTCTTCCGGCTATTCTGTTCCATCCGTCATAGTATTCGAATCGGTAAACACCGGGAATAGTATCCCGGATCGTCTTGGTAATGGTGCGGAGTTCTAGCTTGGTTTCCACAGTATGTGCTGCCTTGACATCCCGGAGTTTTATCTTCAAGTCCTTCACGGTCTCTTCCAAGTCGGAGTTGAATAGCTCTAGCTCCGATTTCTTCAAGGACAGCGAGCGTATTTGCTCAGCTAACTTACCGCTTTCCGTCCTGTACTGCGTAGCCTCAATGTTCAAGGCCTCTATGTTGCTCTGTTTGCGGTCCAACTCGACCTTCTGTCGCTTTACCTTATTAAAAAGGAAGCCCACTGCTATTACTAGCAGCAGGCATGCGATAATCAAGTACTTTCTCATGGTGTGATTATTACGTCCTTCTTTAGCAGCCCGTATTCGCTTCTCACATCGAAGCAGGGGCATGCCTTAATATACTCTGCTGGTTCTACTTCCCCATTTCCGTTCAAATCCGGAGATGTGTCCCGATGTCCCAGCAACTCGACTATCGGGTAACGCCTGCAAATATCGTTGATCAGATCCATCAATGCTTTCTTCTGCTGCGGTGTACGGGTATCTTTCGCTTTCCCGTTCTTATCCAGCCCACCTACGTAGCAGATACCGATCGAATGACGGTTGTATGACTCTTTCGAGAAGCCTTTGGTGTTGCAGTGAGCACCTACGGCTGTTTCCTTCCTCCCATGTTCTACAGTTCCGTCCAAGCGGATCACGTAATGGTAACCGATTCCGTTGAAACCACGCTGCTTGTGCATTGCGTCAATCTCCTTAGCTCCGATGTCCTGCCCTTCACGTGTAGCACTACAATGGATAATGATTGCGTCTACCTTATTAGTATTATTTACCATCTTTAGTCTCCTCTTCCTTTCGGTTCTCACCGATGTTAAAGTTTTTGAAATAACTCTCTACTTTCCCACGAACGTAAATGCTTATGCCGAAGATTGATCCAGCCCAAATGAGGCATTGGGCAAAATACCACAACACCGACTCATGGATTGAACCGTCTCCGGATCTAAAGAAGCCTAAGTAACATAGTACAACTCCCGAAACCAGCATCCCGATAGCTGTAAATATCTGTAGGTCTTCTTTCATTCCCCTTTTCATACTATATATGTGTTAGTTAATAAAACATATGCGGTATTTCTGAGGCTTGCAGCACTCGTTTCCCTGTGGTTTAATAGTTTCTTTGTACTTTTCGTAAACGGTGTGGAAGTCCTCTAAAAATGAATCCGCTTTTCCCTTTTCTGCTTCGTAGCGTCTACTTTTAGAGTTGTCCGGAACGATCACCGATGCCGAATAGCCGGGAATCTTGAATCCTGTGGATGTGCTTTTCTGATCAGCGTCCTTGACGTATCGTGCAAAGGCATAATAGCACAGGATTGTGGACAGTGGGACGATTTCGTAAGACTCATCACCCACGTCAACGGTGAGCGAATAGGCATCGTCCGAAGTAGACGAATCCGGGATGTCTCCGCCATCCAAGCCTCCACCAAAAAAGGCAGGAACTTTGACGAATGTATCACCGCACAGTCCCTGTTTTATGTCGAGTTTATCGGCTTCTTGGATGACCTTGTTGATCTCGGCATCTTTAACATCTGCAGCGATATTAAAGATATCCCGGAATTTCTTGATCACATTTGCAAAGTTAGCCATATCGTTTAAGAATTAAGTATTGTAGCCGTTTCGGTTTCCTCAAGTTCGTTTCGGATTTCGCAAAATTCTTTGGGAACATCGAAAACTCTAGCCAGTTCACGGCTGATTTTGTTACGTAATTTAACGGTTGATCTTCGGTAGACCTTCTGCATCTCCTTCACAACTTCTCCGGAGGCGTTGGAGAACGAGATGAGCGAAGAGTCGACAAGCGGGATCGGTATGTTGTAAGCCTGTGAAGCGATGTCCTTCTTGAGCGGTTCGCAGTAGGCTTTGTACAAGTTAGAGTCGATCGGTGTACCCAAGTCATCCACCTTAATAAATGGACGGGACTGTGGGACTATCGTGGTGTCATCACGGACCATCACTACCGCACCAGCACCCTCAGCACCCATGATGTCACGCATCCCCTTCACGAAGTCGTTCTGCTCGCTCTCATCAGCGAAATCACCGTGGGAGACAATCTTGCACATGTGGAAGCCTCGTGTCAGCGTGCGTTCCACGTAGGTGGAATTCATTGCTTCGGCTTGCATCTCGGATTGCACTGCGTGGAATGGGGAAAGAGGATAGGGCTTGGTGGTACAGAAATTCATGTAGAGCAACTGACCGGGATGGTTTTCGATGCCACCGTAAAACTCGCATTCGTCAGCGAAGTTATCCGGATCAAATGCCGGGTAGGTCACCGATGTCTTCTCAAGAGTCGTGCTTTTGATGTTCTGCCGTTCCCAGTTATTAAATACCACGTACTTGTGGATAACGGGATTCGTCAGATAGTCCTTGTTCAGCCCGGCACGAACGTATTCGAACGGAACATGGTAGACAGCCTTCGGACGGTAATCGCCTCCGTATTGGACGATAAGCGCAGCACCCCGAAATCGTGCGATGTCGTATGCTATGGAGTTTAACACATCGTTCAGCGTGTCCCCATAGGCATTCTCAAGGTTAGCGAATTCCTCATGCAAGAATCCCTCGCATTCGATTGCTTCTGACAATCTCTCGGTGCTTAAAGCGGCTGTCTTACTCGCATAAATGAGTTCTGAGATAATTTGGGGATACAGGTTTCCTTCCCCATATCCCACAACTTTCTCATTCGTGCGTGCGCTCGTCTTTAAAGCCCTGTCTATTACTACATTTACTTTCTTGTGCGCTATCATCACTAAATGGTTTGATTACTTTTCTTCGTTCAGTTCTTTCTCAAGGTCTTCCAGCACCTTATCGTCTTCGGGAGCAGCAGGTGCTTCCTCTTCCTTCGGTGCTTCTTCCTTCGGTGCTTCCTCAACCTGTGGTTTGTCGTCCTCAGTTTCCGGAATCACTGTAGGCTGGTCTTCCTCTACTACAGGATCGTCCTGCGGAGTCTCCGGAATCACTGTAGGCATGTCTGCACCCGGCATGACGAATTCACCCAAATCCTCGAAGTAGTCTACGTAATCCTTGTTTTCTTTCATGATGCGAACCGCAATGGCATCGGTACAGTTAAATGCACGATACACGATTCCGTCACCTACGTGATTGATGGTAAGACCCGGCTTCATCACGTAACGGGCGTGGATGCCTGTGATGTAGTGCTTCTCGTACCAGTCTTTCGCATATTTGCGATCCATGTGGCAAGTTGGGTCGAGTTTCAAATGCGTGATGCTCTTACATAGCATCAGCATTTCTACTTCGTCTGTCAAAGTAACAAGCTGTCTGACAGGCTGGATATCTTTAGTTTCTTTCTTCTTAGCCATTATGCTTTCGTTTTAAGTTTGTTGTACAATTCGGCTGTGATGCTGTAACGGTAGTCACCGCATGCACCGTCCGGAGTTTTAAGAGTCGCAGTTGTCACGCCATCTGTTGCGCTGTCCGTAACCATGTCAGATACTTCCAACGGAGAATGCGCTCCGAGAAGGTAGTACTGATTAGTTTTCGTCTTGACAGCCAGCAGGAACGATCCGGAGAGCAATCCGTTGATGTACGTCACTACCGGAAGGGCAGACAGCAACTTGATGTTTGCGGTCAACTCCAGCATAGTAGGAGCGTTATCGTTTGCTCGTGCGGCTTCGGTGATCTGCACTGAGTTTTTGACGCATTGGATAGTGTAGCCTTTTGTCCCGGCTTTCAGCGTGATCAATGCGCTGCCTGTGGATGGTGTAGCAGAAACGCTAGACACATCCTCGAAGTTGATTATGATAGCTTCCTCTACACCCACAATACCTGCAATCAGACCGGGATTGTTACAGTCAAAAGCCAAATCATCTGTTATTTTCTTGATACATGCCATATTATCCTGCTTTAGCTACTAATGTGTTCCAAGTACTTTCCGTAATCACCGCTCTCGGTTCTCCCAGCACATTTTCCGGAGTTGACAGCGTGATAGCGGTGAATCCACCGTTTTCGTTAGCTGACTCTTCCAATGCCGAGACTTCCAAGCCGTAATTCGGACCGAATATCCGGTAAACTCCGTTTTCCACCATCTTGGCAACCGCTACGAGTCGAGAGTTGATGATTGTGTTCACGAAATCGGCTTCTACCTTCGTTTTCTTATACACCGTAAAGTTAACGGTCTGTTCCAGCGCATTTGGCGCATTTTCGTTTGATCTTACTGCTTCGGTCGCATTAGCTCCCTTCCGGATGGATGCGACTCTCACAGGTTTTGCGCTGCCTATCAGCGTGATGGTCGCTTCTCCTTGATTGATAGCTACCGACTGAACGTCAGAGTAGTTGATCAGCAGAAGATCGGCAATCCCAACAGCACCGCCTAAGCAGTCATAGGTTATAGCACCTGTAATATTACTTATACATCCCATAGTTACCCGGTTATTTTGTTAGCGTTTAGATACGTCCAAACAGTTGTGCTTGCCACCATCATAGAGTCGCCTCTTCCTCCGTCCGGAGTTTTCAACGTGACAGTAGTAAATCCTCCTGCTGAGGATGTGTCGGAGTCTGCGCTTGCGGCTTCCAAGCCAGCCAGCCCTCCGGCTACCTTTATAACACCACCGTCTTTCAGTTTGCCGAAAGCAACAAATTTGCCATTTAGCAGGGAATCCACGATTCTTGCGCCATCTTTGGTCTTGTCGTAAACAGTAACGGTTACTGTCTGCTCCACGCCATTGGCGGCATCTAAGGATCGGATAGCTTCTGCGATCTTAACACCGTTCTTGTAGCAGTCAACTGCGTAAGCTTTTGCTCCGGAAACTAAAGTAATCGCTGTTACCTCGTTATCCACTACGGTGATAGATTGTATGTCAATTTTGTTAACTAGGAGGAGACCGGACAGACCGATAGCTCCTCCAGCACAACCGAAAACGATAGCCTTATTGAGTTTAGTTAGACATGCCATTGTTTTCAGTTTTAAAGTTATCTCGCTTTAGTCGCAAGTTTCAAGATTTCCGGAACAGCTACCATTACGTCAGCAGCGAAGACAGTAGTAGAGTAGTACTTACGTGTCTGAGCGTCCTGCAGGAACGGTTTTATGTTCACGTTGCTGTCTTCCAGCACGATTTGGATGTTCGTTTTCGGAGTAAACGCAATAAACGCCTCCTTCTTGGTTGTGTCAGCAGTCATAGATGCTGATACGTGAGGCAACTCGTTGATCTTGTAGCCTTCCAAGTAATACTCCGGTTTGCCGTCCATCATGATCATCTGAGCGATGTGGTTATCCTTCTGTTGTGTGAAGTCCTTGAAAATACGCATCACGTTAGATGTCACGAAGAATTCAGAGTTTTCCAGTTGATCCGGACGTTGGCTGTCGATCAGTTTTTTCATCGTGCGGACAACTCCTGTAGTGTCGTTGGTATTCAGCGTCAGCGTGAGAATAGTTTCACCGCTAGTTTCCATCTGCTTGATGAAACCACCGTTTTTGAAGATGTTGTATGCGGCTTCTGCGTCTTTGTCAGCGTCCAGCCAAGCCAAACGGAGCAAGTCAGCTTCCAGCACCTTCAGAACTTCTGAAGCCATGAAGCCAGCCAATTCGGTTTCGCTAAAGTCATCTGACAAGTGGATGCCTTTAGCAACCATTTTACCCCAAAGGTCTTGGAGACACACTACGATAGGCAACTCAACGGGCTGGAAGTCGTAGTACTTCACTTTGTCCGCCATCTCGGTGTATTCGTACTTACCGTCACATCCGGTAGATTTGCGAAGGGCTTTGTCCTTAGCAGTGAATGTCACGATAGGAGTTTTGTTGTCGATACCTGCGAGAACGGTCGCACCCTTCTGCATTTCGCCAACCAAGCCAACAGTCAGAGAGATGATCTCCGACAGGCTTTCCATGTTAAGTTTATTCAGATCAGTAAATGTCATAATCTTATGATTGATAGGTTATTAACTACTTTTTGCCGCAATATTTCTGCATGGCTTCATACGCTTGTCTGCGTCTCTCGTCTTTCGACAGTTGAGTTTTGTCATGAGATGACTGTTTTGACTTGCTAGCGTCATTGCGTTCCTGCATGAGAGGTGTTTTTGTCTGACGTGACAGCATTGTCTTGATCTCACCCAGCGACTTTTCAACAGCCTGCAAGCGTTTCGAGAATTCGTCCGGAGTCTTTGATCCTGCTTCCTCGACTTCCACCTCTTCGGTGTACGCTTTGAATTCAGCGATCTTTCCGTCTTTGATCACGAGGATGATCTTTCCTTCTTCGCCAAGATCAACGATGACTTCGCCATCTTCGACAGGTGAACCGTCCTCTTTTACCACTTCGTCACCAATCGCAGCTTCTTCTCCGCTTGCCTTGATGGTGATCTTTTCACCGTTCACTGTGCTTACTACTTGGTCAGCCAGCTTGGTTTCTTCATCTTTCTTCTCTTCACCTGCCTTTTCCTCAGCAAATTTGGAGAATAAACTTGTAAAAAATCCCATAGATTTACGATTTTGATTGTTATTACTAAATAAAGAACTCGTAGCGGCTGGCAATCCAACCAAGTCGCACGAGAATAGCTCCAAAAATTCAGTCACCTCGAAGATGTCTTCGTCCGCATTGTACACCTTTAAGTCTAGGTCGATCACGGAAACGCCAAGCATCTCCGGTTCGTTTTCGATCATTCCTGTTATAAAGGTAATTTCGTTGGGGTAGGCTTTCTCAGCAGCCTCCGAGATGGTAAGGTCAGCGTATGCCACGCCATCCTCTTCTATAAAGTTAGAAAAACTCCCGATGTATCGGTCCAGCATGTCCGCACCGTTATGCGATCTACGAGCATGGATAGGTCTTTCATTGCCTAACGCAACAAGAGATGCTATGGATTCCGGCTTGATGACGATCAAGGCTTCCTTCCATTCCCCATTTACTTCTTGTCCCCACGAGTTAGCGGTAGGTCCTGCTTCGATAATTCGTAATTTCTTAAAAATCATAGTTGTTCCTAATTAGTTGCAAAGGTATCTATTTACTTAATTAAATTCTAAAACTCCCGTTTCAATTTGTTGCGGAATCTATCACCAGCGTGCGTCCCTGCTGAACATCGGTAATATCCTGCACGGAGACGATAGGATTCGGAGCATTCTGTACACCGTCAACGAAGGCTAATGCGATAGCTGCGATTGTCTTGGGTGACAGATCAACGTCCTTCTTGACAGCCTTGTTCAGATTGGTAAGCGATTGCGAACTGAGCACATCGAATCCGCCACCGTCTGCGTACTTGTACACGCTGGAGTTGCCGAAGGATCTGCCACCATATTCCATGTTCAGAGCAGACAGCGCATTGATGGCATTGGATGCCCTGCGGTTGAGGATGTAAACATTCTCGCCACCTTCAGCCTCGAAACGCTGACCATTCGAACCGGAGAACGTCACGCCACCCTGCGCATGGGACGGACCGTATATCTGACCGCCCTTAGCGTACTTGCGGACGTTGGTGTTGGTCTTCGGCACATCCTCTTTTACCTTAGCGATGGAAGCGACCTGTTTCAGTCCGGCTGCGATTACGATGGCTGCTTGGGCAACTCCCCAAATACCGCCCTGCGCAATAGCCTTAGAAGCACCGAGATACGTGTTGATCGTAGCCTGTGCCAGCGCAAATACCTTACCTGCTGCCGATTCCTGTCCCATGATGTTGGATATCTGTCCGGCAATGTCGGCTGTCATCTGCAACTTGGCGTTGACTAGTTCCTTCTCACGTTTCTCCCGAATCTGAGCGTACTTGGCTTCGATCAGAGTCACGTCAGCACCGACCTTCTCGGCTGCGGCAACTTCTAATTGGCGCTGCTGCTCAAGACGAAGAGTCTCACGTTCAAAGTCGCTTGTTATGTTAGCTTCCTCGGTGGCACGCTTGTTCTCTAGATCAATGGCGGCAGCTGCTTTCTTCTTGTCAGCTTCAGCCTTCTCAAGTTCAGCCACCTGCTCTTGGAACGCTATACGCTGTTCCAACCGGATGTTATCGAATTCCTGCTGCGTGATCAGCCCTTGACTGAGACGGTAGCGTTCCTTCTCCAAGATCGCTTGGTTCAGTCTGTCTTGGTCCTCTAGGGCTTTCTTCTTATCAACGATGCCTATGTTCGACTCACGGATTTTCAGTTGCAGTTCGATGATACCGTTCTCGTAGCTCTTGAGAACTTCGGCTTGTACCTTCTTTGCGGTCTCTGCTGCCTTTTTATCAGCATCTTCCTTCGCTTTCTTGGCTTTCTCGGCAGCATCCTTCTGCGCTTTAGCGTAATCATCGGCACGCTTTTTATCGGCTGCTGCGGCTGCTGCCATGTCAGCTTTTTCCAGCCCGGATACTTGACTAGTTAGCTCCTTTCTCTGTGACAGATATTCGGCACGTTTTTGCTCTAATGCTGCCAATGCTTCTTGTTCTTTCCTCCTGTCTTCATCAGAAGTGTAAGACAATTCGTTTTGGGTCTTTATCTGCTGGTATTTAGCCTCAAGTATTTTCAGTTCGGCTGCCTCCATCTCCCTAGATATGCGTAGGGCTTCATTAGCCGCAGCCTGCCGCTCCTTAGAACTCTTAGTTTGATCGGCAAGGATAGCCTTTTGCTCCTCCATTTCCCTACGTTGCCGGGCTAAAACTACGATAAGATCAGTTTCAGCGTTATATATGTCCCGTTCTACCTGCGCCATCCCTCTAGCCGTTTCGATAGCTTTAACGGTTTCATCCGATATCAGTCCAAGCCAGTTGTAAACTTTGATATAAGCCTCTGCCAGCCATTCGAAAACCTTTACGATCTCAACGAACAGGGCAGCCACAGCATCCAGCACTTTCGTGATGATCAGTTCGATAGGAGCAAGGATGGTCTTTACAGACACCGCTAACTCGTTGTTGCGATCCATCAGTTTCCCGATAGCCGAGATCACCGCAAGGATAGCCGATGCGATGGCTACGAACGGATTAGCCATGAGCGCAGCGTTGAACGCCTTGATGGAAGCGATGCCTCCCGACATGCCCTTGATCATCTGCCCGGTCGCACCCGTCATTCCGCCAAGATTGGCGGTGGCGGCTTCGATGTCTTCAGCGTAGTTACCCACGTTCCTTCGTGTGTCGCCTACACCTTTCTCCAGTTCCTTCAGTTTGTCGGAGATCTCCTTAGTCTGAGCGACCATCTGCTTTCCCGATTCGGTATTGGTGCGCTGCTCGATGGACATCTTGTTCAATGCCTTCGTGTTCAACGCTAGCTGGGCACGAAGGGTCTCCACGCTCTCCGCCTCCGAGTTGACGATGGTGGTGTGTGCCTTGATCTGCGCAGCATTCTCCGATGTGTCGACCTTGTTGTTGTTTAGCTGCTTGGTAAGAGCGATGATCGCCTCCTCTGACTTCGCTGACTGCTTCTCGAATGCTGTCTGATCCAGCAAGTTGTCCTTGTAGTTCTGACGGATGCCAGCAAGGGCGGTCTTCTCAGCATTGATCTGCTTGATTAGCTGCTTCTTTTCGTCCGACAGTTCGAGCGACTTCTTGATAAGCGCATCCAAACCGTCTACGGCTTCAGCCGTGTTGAACGATAGGTCTAATAGTGTAACATTATCTGCCATTATTTTGTTCTTGCTAGATTAATTTTAGTCAATTTTACCTTACATTCCTGTGTGGATAGGTTGTAATCCGTGATCGAACGGACGTAGAAGAACGCATTTAGCTGCTTGAACCACACGATTCCGTTCTCCTTATAGTTGTTTTCGATGTGATAATAAGGTATTTTAGCCTTAATTGTCACGTCCAATGCGTCCGAAAACAGCCCGTAGTACTTCTGTAGTGACTGCGTGTACTCGATAGACTTGAAGTATTCTACCCAAGTAGACCCCGAACCTATCGCTCCTTTACGGATAGCGAATCTCGGATACGTACCGTTTTGAGGATACGGTACACCGGATTCCACGATGTCTCCCTTAGCCGTGAACGATGCCTTCGAAACCTGTAGACTCTTGAAGAAATCCCCGATCTTGAACACTGCGGTGTTCGGGAAGCCCTCAGAATCCTCGATCTTGTCGGTTGACAGGTAAAAGTCAGACCAATCCTGCCGGAACTCGTTGAAGGTTATCGGACCGTTGTTCCGATCCACGTTACGGGCATCGTCAGCGATCAGTTTGTACACGTTGACGATGACGTTCGTGTTTCCGCTATCATCCACGTTTGTCGTAAACTTCCATCCCCATTGAAATATCTTGCAGATATCGGTGAGGTACGTTATGGCATCCGATACTCCGCAGTTACCCCATTCCTGTGTAAGCCCTGCGGTATTCTGAAGCGATGTTATCTTGCCCGACATGTTCACGGCTTCGTCCGGTGACATGAAGGATGGCGGAAGCGCATTCAACTTATTGTAGTCATTGATATCCCGGCTGATGTAGAAGCCATAGAATTGATAGATCGGTATGTTCATGGTCGTGGAAACATACTTGTAACGTACTTGTGTGATATCGTTCTGATCGTCATCCTTCTGAAATATCGCCACCGTCTGATTGTTATACACAGCTTTGAGGACCACGTAGTTCAGCATCGTGCCCACCTCAGACATGTCCAGTATGATGTATGCGTTGTTGTCCATAGTGACCACAGCCATAGTCGATTGAGTCACGCCACCCGGTGCTGTCATGGCTGTCCGAGTATCGTACTCCTTGATGTCTAAGAAGTTCCCTCTAAAGTATTTCGTACCGTCGTCGGTCTCGGAAGCGTACCGCCAAAACACGGTAACCGACTTGCCCACAAGTAGATCGGAAATCCCTTTCTGACCCAAGTTCTCGATGATTAGGCCCGGTACATAACCACCGTAGTCGATAGCTGGGAATGCCACGGGAGTAGGAGATCCTAGTGCTTTCGTAATCAGATCGCTAGCCCGGAAGAACCGGGTATTGCCTACGTTCGAGTCGATAAGCGTAGCCTCCACGACTTCTTTGGGCAACTGCGACATCTTGAGATCCGACTGAGACAGCGCAACGCTGTAGCTCTCCTCATCGCAGGTCACCTTAGCCTTGAAACGCTTGTTGATAGCGATGCCACCTATGTAAATCCTAGCCTCGTACTTCATGTCACGTTTCACGTAACCGAAGTTTCGCATCTGATAGAAGATACCATCGTTGACCCGGTTTCTCGGTGCTTTGATGTTAGCCGAGTAGGTACGGGTAGACTCGCCAAACGAGTAGGGAGATGACGCATTGATGGAGAGTTTGACATCTGTCTTAGTCAAGCCCTCCAAAAATGTGCCGTTTATCTGTATCTTTATATCCATGTTAGTACTGGAATTTTAACGTTGCTGTTCTCGCCAAGCCGGATGCTGTATACTTGACTCCCGTAGTCGAGGAGCAGCGCATCTTGGTGTTATTAGGCACGCCATCCAAGCCCTTCACCGTAACGTCCGGAGACGTTGACAGGACATCAAGAGCGAACTTGTTAGCCTCGGTCAGTTCGAATACGCAGGTCAGTTCCCTCTTGGTTACCGTGCCACCGTCCAAGCCCTGTGTGATCGTAGGCTGCGTGCTCCAATTGTAGCAGGAGATAGCGTCATATGACCCGTAAGAGTTAAGCCAGCGCAGCGTGATAGCTCCGCATGCGGAAATCTCCTCCGGATAGAACTTCACGGCTGCTACAGATCCGTCCGGATTCTTGAGCGTGATCTTCTTGTATTGGCATGCATCCGATATTCCGTCGCCCTGCATGTAATTAAATTTGTCAACCGTTCCGTCTTGATAGATAACGTCTACATCATAGTCCCTATCATGGTATCGGCTGTTGATGAAGAAATCATCAACCAGCGTGTGGGCTAGTGGTGCTCTGCGTCCCAAGTCATCCCGGAAGTCCGTGTCGGCATTAGATACCCGGTTGATGTTGTTCCGGCTGGCTAGGTTCATGATCGGCATCCGGAAAATCTGAGTCTGCACGTTGGCAGTTAGGTTAGCTCTGTGAGTCAGCCCTAGTTCCACGGTGTACCCGGCTATCCGGTCCTTGTATGCCGGGAGGAGCGGGTAGAAGTGGGATGCCAAGTCTATCTCGATTCCGTTGACAGGTTCAAGATTAGCCACGTAAAACGAGTCTAGGGAGGATCGGCATTGTATAAAGAAGTATACTATGATGTCCGTAGGCAAGTCCGTAACGACCAGCTTCAACGGGATGTTATCCCAAATGGACAGACATCCGGGATAGTTGTAGGCCTGTCCGTCTGTGAGACCTACGCTCGTATTTAGTCTAGGAATTGCTACTCTCATTGCGTTAATATTGTTAGAATTTTTGCTTTAATGATCTTATTTATATCCAGCGTTAACCGCTTCACCCTTTCGGGATTGATGATGTCGGAGACTACCCCTCCACCATTGTATTTGTTGGGAACTTTGATGCCATCCCGTTTGATTACGTAGGCTATGGCGTATGCCGCCTCTTCCGGGATGTCCGTTCCTGCTGTCCGGTTCTTGTCCTTGATCCACTGCTTAATAGCAGAAACGGGAGGAAAACTCCCAGCCTTCCTCCCTTTCTCCATTTGGATAACATGCTTCGGTGCTGTCAGTTTAACGGAGTCACCGTTCTCGTGTAAAATAAGATTCCTACCGAAGTCTCCGGAGGCTACCAAGCCTTTGGACACGTAGTTTTCGAATATTTCCTTCTTCAACTGCTCAACTACCGCTACAATTTCCTTATCCATAGTTTAATAGATCATTCGTTACCGAAAATGTCACTCTCCATCCGGACTTCTGAGAATCGTACAGTCCTTGAATCTTAACGAATTTCAGACCTTCGACCTCGAAATGGCATACAAAAGTAGACATTAGGCGGTTAATATACAAGTCCGTCCGTTCCAATGTTAGCAACTCCTGCAAGTTGTCCGTCATATAATGTGACTTGTCAAGGCATTGCAGGACCACATCATATCTCCGGACAGCCGGAGGCAGCTTGTTCATCCCACCACCGGGCACATCGAACGTGAGGAATATGCCGTCAATGGCGTTTACCTGCTCGTTCAGATTATCATCCGAACCGAAGTAGATAGGCAAGCCGATTATCTCGGCTTGCTCATTCATAAAGTTTACTACATCGCTGAATATCATGGCAGTTTGATTATTGCGTCATCGTGACCGTTAGAACACAGACAGTCTCCGGAAGAGAAATCGTAGCCCATCACCGCATCACCCTGTAGGACGATATCAGCATCATGGTTGAGATTTCGGGACAGAACCGCATTGTCGTACATCCGGATTTTAGGTCCTTTTATAAGCAGATTACTAGATCCGTAGGGAACTATGATTCTCGGCTGTGGTACGAATTCCAACACTAGCCTAGAATTGGGTATCTCCGATGGAGCTATCGCAGCCGATGGGTCTTTCTGAATAATAACAGCAAGTAAAGCCATCTTAGCACTGACAAGGGATTCTCCTAAACGGAATTTAGTTACTGCGTCTAGCACCCTAATATACCTTGAAAATCCCGATGCCGATGATATACTAGATGTCGGGGAAACATTTATAGGACGTTTAAGTCTTATGGTAGTTCCGGATGCTGCTTTAAGTTCCTCGTAGATTTTACCTGCGTCTGCTTGTCTGCCTCCGGCTGTTCCCTGTTCCCAATAATCCACGCTTAACAGGATGTCTTCCGGGCTAGTACGGTCTAGTTCGTTAACTATGTATCTACGCTTCTTGAACGCTCGGACGTACTTAACGTTTGCTAACGGGATATCGGAATCCTCTATAAGCTCCCCTGCGTCCGATGCGGCAGTTGCCTTCTTTATGATAATCCCTACAAAAGCAGAGTTAGCGGGTGCAGTATTCGCAATTCGTCCCCATCCCGGAGAACTTAGATAATTCCCATTAGCGTCAAAGAAATAACAGGTTATCCAAAATCCCGAATTACACGTAATATTTGCACCCGGTTCTACGGGAACAGTGTCTATAAATCTAAAGCGATTTCCTGCACCAGTAGGAATTTTTCTGTCGCTCCACGTAGGGTAATTCGGTAGGACTCCATCTTGAGTTGTTCCTCGTTCCCACAGGTTCACGTCAAACACACGGTTAACATAAGGATCGCCATGTAGCTGAACATCCCCACGAACCGTGCACCCCGCACCCACGTAGGCAGATCCTGTGACCTCCGGTGCTTTCGTGTGGTCTATGATTCGCAGAGTACAGTTAAGAGCAATGAAATCCGAGGCGTTTAATCTAGACGTATCGGCTCTTCTAAACTGCATCACGGCATACTGGTAGGTGGTTTCGATAGATGCGGGATTTGCCACCGCTCTTCGGATAATGAAGGATTCGTCTAAATATACAATCGCGTCTAGTACGTAACCGGACGGCAGGGTCGGTAAAGACAAGCTTGCGGTTGAAACAGGCTTATAGCTTCTGACAATTGCATTAGAAGTTACTTTAGTCTCTTCATAGGGCACACCTATGTTAGCTCCCGCCGCATACGCACCTTGCTCCATAATAGACCCATCCAAAGGAATATACTTTTCCGCTTGATACAGTATAGCCGTATCAGCCAAGTTACCCTTGTGACTAACGAATCCTAGTGCTGTAGGACCATTGGGCAGGCGGTATATGCCCTGCTTATGGCTTGAAATGAATCTAGCGTATCCCGCTATTGTGAATCCCAAGTCTTCGTTAGCGTACGAGAAATCTATGTCTTCGTAGGTATTCCCGTTTATAACGTCATCTTGGAATTCGGCTTTAGGGACAATACAGTTACGAAGTATTAGGTCTCCCTTAGCAGCCAAAGCATCATCGTAAGTAGTATCATCTACTCGGAGTAACGGACAGTCATAAGCGGAGATGTAAGTATCCCTATTTGCTGCGGTACGGTGCGAATCTCTCAGATACTTAGTATATTCCAGCCGTTCCACGTTATGGAATGTACCATATGGTTTATAATCCTGTTTATCCGTCTTTGTGTACATGGTAGTATCGTACATACTACCTGCCAAGAATCGCAACTGTGTGGCATTCAATCCAAAGTTGTCAGTTTCCGCAATGAAAGACGAATTTACCATCACGTAATCACCCGATACTGATTCCGGGCGTATGTCCGTTAGTACAGAACCGCTAATATGTCCTAGTATCTTAGCTCCTGTAGCCAACAAATCAGTCGGGGTCATTGCAGTTCCGTTAACTTTCGTGATATGCAACATGAACCTCTTATATACCGGATGCTCTATTTTAGTCAGTCCCGAAGGTATCACTTTAGATTCACCCGAATATACGGCTGTTTCACCTTGCGTGTATGCCCAAAGAATTCTACCGGAGTACCCTGTTGGAAGATACACGTATGTGTTCAATCCGCATCTTATAACGGAATCCGTACTACGACAAATATTAACGTCTCCCGTCTGCATTACCACTGATGAAAAAGCGGTGCCTCTTGGCGCTGTGGGTACGTACCCTCCTTGTTCGAAAGGGAACGCTGTTGTCGTAGTTCTCGGACCACAAAGAATGTCCATAGATACCCCGATAAACGAATCCTTGATAAATACATTGTTCTTGGTATCTGTTACAAACGACCTTACCGATATGTTACCCGGAATAAGCGTATTCCCGCTAAACTCCGTTACACCGTCCGTGTGAACCGGATTAATGCCTGGGGTGAACAGCCCTACATAGGCATTGTCCTTAATACGCACATCCGGTCTACTGGATATGTCCCCACTACTAAGCCAGCATTCGCCATCCTGTGATAACTGCGTTTCGTCTGCGATAAAACCTCCCAGTCTTCCCTTAGGTATAAAGCCACCGAGAGAGTAAATGTCTCTCTCGGCTACTATTCTACCAGCACTATTTATACTGTATTTCAATCCCATGTTACCAAGTTGCTTTTGTTGGCGGTAGCTCCGCTCTGTTAATGTCGTCCGGACTAGCGATCACGTGTTTACCGTAGATCGTTCTGCTACCAGCACTAAGGTTAAAACCTCCTACTAACTCCACGTCTCCAAACACTACAACTACTCCTGTTCCTGTGATACTTGCCTTATCACGCATCGAGCATTCTCCGTACATGTTCAGAGCTACCACGTTGTCTGCTCGCTCGATCACGGCATCGTCAGTCATCATTAAGCTGCCAAAATTAATGGAAACTACTGCGTTGATCTTAGAGTTTCCGAACATCGCACCTCCGAACGATCTGTTAGCTCCGTGTTTAAGAACCTGCGCATTATCTCTCATTACAAGACTACGGATATTCTGTGGATTCTCGATCTTTGCTGGAATGTACTTCGCATTCCCGTCCATGTAGATGAAACCGATAACAACAGCGTTCTTCAGCTCGGCATTGCCACCGATGTAGCCTGTGCCCTTGAGAGGCGTGTCCTCGATCTGAGCATTTCCTTCGACACGGAAGTTACCGTTGATCTCTACGGCTTCAAGGCTGGTCGAATGCACCTTGCTAGCACCGCCAAGCGTTCCACCGAATACGTTGCATCCGATGATGTTGAACACACCGTCCAGCACGCAGTCAGAGTACACCACGGAGTCGTATGAACTCTCCAATGCACCGTATCCCATATGCTCAACAGAAGCGTAGTCCTGCACCAGCATCCCGAATACCTTGTCATCAGCGTTGCGATAGAGACGGTACATCCCTTCTACGTTGGAAGATACAAGAATCGTCTGTTCCTGTTCAAGCAGGGTCTTTCCGAGATGCTCAGAAGCCTTCGAGAAGTCGATGTCGGTGTAGACGTTTCCTCCCGGATTGCGGTCATAATAGAAGATACCACCCGGAACGTTGCAGCCCTTGAATACCAGCTTTCCGTTCTTTCTGTTTAAATCGATAAAATCGGGGATAGTCTTGTTGGACAGCACTAGATTCTTGCAGTCCGATACGTCCAACCTCTTACGGTAATTATACGCTGAGTACGACCCGTTAAACGTTGATTCTATGGTGACAAGTTCAGTATCCCGGAATATACCTACAAGGGATGTGTATTGTCCCGGATTAGGCTTGGCAATCACGTTTGTTCGGTATAGTTCGCAATTAGCAACAAATGTCGCAGCATTTGTTGCGGAATACGAAATACGGATACTCGAATTGTCGAGAATCGCTCTCTCTTCATTTAAATTCATAACTTTCAGAGCAGTGCCCGGAGTCGCTGTTCTGTCGTAGCTGGCTGACAGGACCACGTTGTTGATGTCCATGCTTGACTGCACAGATCCTTGAATGGAGAAGCCAGCTTCTGTGATGTCGGCTGGCGTGATGTCACCGCCTCCGACTTTACGGACATTCAGAACGAACGCAGCAGCGTCAGACAGGTCGATGGAAACGTCCACGCCTCCTTTTCTCCATGCTGTCGTAGCCAGCGTTATTCCGTCCTCGTCTAGCTTGTTACACATGATCTCGTAGTTCTCGTTCGGCATGACAACCTTACCAGCACCAGCCGACCATACCATTGTCTTGGATCGCACCTTGTCTGTGGCTTCACGGGCTGCTGCCTCGAAAGGAACACCAGCGTATCCTTCGTAATAGCCCTGCTCGTACATCGCAGGGGTCTGCGCTACTTCGGCAGTACTGGCTGACACGAATTGCATCATGCCCATGATCCGGCTTTTCCCGTGGATCAGAACACGTTTCATTCGTGCCGTAGCATCGAACGGTTCGTTGCTTCCCATGTCCACGATAGCCTCGTCATAGACGTGGATACCGGGATACTCTAGGCTTCCACTGAAGATCCACGCAGGACAATTCTGTCCCAGTGTCTTGTCATCGTAGACGTAGCCACCGAGGTCACCGATACAGACGTGACGGTCCTGTACCGTGAAGTCACGAAGAGACCGGATGCGCTTGCGTCCACCATCTTCAATAATTTCGTACTTTTTACATTCCATAATCAGTTATTTGGATTTAGTTTTCATTCTCTCTACTTCATCATGCCGTCTGCTGATAGCGAGAATGGCATCCGAGTAGTTTATCTTCTTCGCTTCCTCGAAGGAGCACGACATCAACTCTGCTGTCATCTGAACCATGCCCAAGATATTCTTGGCTTCCGCTATCGGGCTGGTGTCCGCCTTGCCTCCGCCTCGTGGAAGCAGCGCAGCCTCTAGCTGGTCGGCACGATGGAACTCGGCTTCAATAAACTTTGACAACTTGATCATGTCCGCCACCGTTTCCGGGACGTATCCGCACCACCCCTTGATGCGGTCAATCGCTGTCTCCGCTCTCCGGGCTTCGATCATCTGCCACAGTTCCACGTCTTCCAGTTCCGGGATTGCGTGGATGATCCGACCCTTCCGAGTTACTAGGTGCGAAGGTACGATTAATTTTGCAAAAGTATCCATTAGTGCCCTCTCATCTTGCGACATAGCTATCACGGCATCGGGCTTTAGGTTAGAGAGACTGAGCAGTGACATTAGCCTCTGCTTGCGGCTGATCCTGCGTTTAGCGAATCCGTAGAAACTCTTGAAAGGACGCATCCATCGATGCGCCACGTAACTTCTGAAATTCTTGAATTTACCCATTTTTCCTTTGATTTTTAGCACCCGGACGGTACTTGGTTATAAGATAGTCGACTGCGTAGCGAATAGCGTCCATAGCGTGGTTATTCGCATCCTGCGGCTTCGTAGTGTCGTACATCCCTGTCATCCTGTCGAGAGTCCACGAATACTGGTCGAATTCGTCCTGCACATTCCGTGATCCTGCGACTACGTGCAACTTGAATTGCTTGACTTCACTGATCCCGGCAACCACCGATCCTCTTCCTTTGATACACGGGATGATCTTGCAGCCCAGCCGGGAAATTTCGGTGATGCTCTTCTGCTCTTGCGAATCAGCGATGGTGTATGTCTTGTGGAAGCCGAGATCATGGAGAACTTCGGATATGTCCCAGTTGACCATGCCTGTGCGATACTCAAGTTCTTCGATGTACAGGTCTCTGCCCTTGAAGCCGACACGCACGATGGCTGTGGGGTCTCCGGTGAATCCGAAGTCAAGTCCTAGACATTGCCCGGTAACATCAGCCGGGAAACTAGGAACTATGTCGTATTCCGGGTAAACCAGCCCTTCTACGCCTCCGGTTTCTCCGAGACCGAAGATTCTCCACCAGTTCTCGTCAGCCCGGTTTCTCTCGATCTCCTCGATCTGTTCGGGAGTCAAGTACGGATTGTCCTTGTAGGTACTCACGATCTCGACCATTCCCGGTCCTTTGAAGTAGTCGTGTGCCCAAAATTTCTTGACAGGATTGAAGTCGATGTAGAGCATTAGCCGGGTACGCACCGCCATCTGACGGAAAACTTCAAACGGGACACGCTGCGCCTCGTTTACGAACAGGATGTCACGGGCAGGACCAAAGACTTTAGACGAGTCTTCGCAGCCAAAGAATTCGATCTGTGACCCGTTCTCCAGCGAGTAGATGGAATCGGTCAGATTCATGCATTTGTCGTCCCACACGCCTTCGTCTTGCAGCATTCGCTTGAAGTCACGGAACATGCCTCGCTTGATGCCCGGCATCGTGTCCGTAACGCAGGAGATGAGGAGCGGTGTTTCCGATTCCCTAGCCATGATGTAGAGAAGCTGAAGCATCGACCACGTCTTGGAGGATCGTGTTCCGCCTCTGCTGGATACGCCACGGACATTCGGGTCAACCGTAGCCTCTAGGAGTTTATCGAATACATAGGTTGTCTTCATTCCTTCGGATCGTCTAGTTTATCGTCACCGTGTTTTTCTCGCTTCTTAGAGACTTTCGCAAGGGCTTGCATACGTTTCGCTGTATCATTGCTTAAAACTTCAACACGCAGCCCGCCAGTGATCTTCTCGTCGTTGCTGGTGACATCGCTCAATGCCTTGAGTCCACGTAGCTTCGAGATGTAGTTCGGATCATACAGCCCGACAGATGCTCCCTTATCCATGTCATCCCGTATCCACTGACGGATCACCCGGATCTCCTCAAGGAAAGCCAGTGACTCGTCATCGTGGTATTTCTCGTGCTGCTCCTTGAATGCTTTCTCCCGTGAAGTAATATAGTCGCAGCCCACCCCTAGAAACTGGGTGAAGCCGAATTCCGTTACCAGCAGTTTCTTCCGTACCACGTAACTCTGCCCAGCCATCACACCGCTCTTCACGTAATCTATGGATTCGATCGGATGGTTGCGGCACCACATAACGTAGTTGTCGAAGACCTCCCGAAGCTGTCCCGGTTCTGTGAACATCGGTGTATGCCCGAATCGTTCCTTGTACAGCGTGTACAGTTCCTCTCCGTAGAACGGATTATAAAGATTCGCTTGAATACTGTTCATGCTTGAAAGATATTTAGTTAATGCGGCAAAGGTAAGCATTATCCCCAGCATCCCCAAATTCTTCCCATCTTGATAACTGTAGAGATGACCTAGCGAATCACGACCCCACCGAAATTGTGAGGACCTCGCAAAATGCGAGTCCCCGAATCTAGAACAGCTACTTTCCAGCCCTGCATAGATAACTGCATTGATGCATAGATCATCGATGCGCTGTAACTCACTGATACTCAATACGATGCATTGATGATGCATAAATGCATAGATGTTTTCCTATATTTATCAACGAAACCTTTTGAGTGTGTTAAATTGCATATACAATTATATACATATATTAACAACATCAAAAGGTTTCATATATTTAATAATACTACTTTTATCTATGCATTAATGCAAATATCTATAAATCAGTAGGTTATCCTGCATAGATGGGAAAAATATTATCTATGAATATCAATGCAGCTTGCGCATCATACTGATTTGTAGCAACTTAGCTGCATATATAAAACTACGGGTATACAATATACTTTACAAAAGGCCCTGTTTTTGGACTATTTTAATCTTATCTTAGCTTAGAGTAAGCTTACGTTTAACATTCTACAACATCTGTTAGGATTTCTTTTGTAACGAATTTTCGTAGTATTTTTAGTCCAAATTTATCAATTTGTGCACATTGAGAAAATTTATAAATTCGTGCAAATTGAGAAAACTTATCAATCCTCTTAAATTCTCTCAAGTTTCTTGCCTACGGAGTGACCTTGTATCTCTCGCAGATAGACTTCACGAACTGCTTTTTATTCAGAGAACTTCTCTCTCCTTCTAGGAATTCCCAAGAGTTTCCCGTCCATCTGAAGAAGTTAACCGCACCGTTAACGTAATGGCGGAACTCATAGATCCGGTGTTCCTCCACATCGCCCACCGTATCCGTAATATCCGATATGCGGATCAGCCGTTTCGTGTGCGACTCCTTAGCCTGTAGTTTCTCCTCAAAACGATTCGTCTCGAACCGCTCATCGCTGATCGCAGCGTTTATCTTAGCGGTACGGGAGCAGCACCGGGTAAGCGGACTTCTTCGGTCAAACAGTCCGAATATGTACTGCACGAAATCCTCCCGTTTCTTTTCGAACAGGTCTGCCGGACCGTAGTAGCTGACCTTACCACGATGTACCCTAGATACAGGCTTCTTCCGGTGCATCCGAAGGAATTGGCATACAGCGAATACGTGAACGTTAAACATCATCCCGATATGTCCTAAGTTTACTTGTTTACTCATACGTCAGTTAAAATGGTTACTAATCCTGTTATAAACGCTCCGAGGAAAATCCCCGCCAAAGCAGCGAGGATTGTTCCGATAATTATCTCCCTTGGCTTCATCTGTAACAGTATCCTAAGATAAAACCTAATACTCCGGAAAGGGCAGACACTCCCAGCAGCCAATAGTTCATGGCTTTAACCTTAACGGAGAATTCTTCTTTTAGATTGTCAATAATCTTGTTACACCTATTCACATCTAGTGTCTTTCTTATGGCGTCCATCTCAGCCGAATCATATGCTTTCCTAGCCCTATGCAATTCTTCATCTATCTTATTCATTTTGAGAGTAAGGTCCTTTACTCTCTGAATAGTGTTCATATGCTTTTCACGGAGATTCCAGTATTTCGTCTCATAAGAACTTTCCAAGAATATAACTTTCCCGATCTCCTCGGAACTTTTTGCCATCTTCTTGGCATCCGCCTCACGTTTCTTCCTGATCTTCTCTGTTATCTCATCCCATATCTTCTTCGCTATTTCATCCTTCAGTTCCTTCATGGATTCGTACTCTTGCTTGGACATGCCCTCCACATCCACGGATTCTTTCTTCTTCTCAGTCTCCTTCAGTTTCCGTTCCGCATTATCATGGATAAAGGAATGCGCAGATATCTCCAAGCAACGGTGACACAGGCATACGCCATAATTGAACATGGTCAGTTTCTTAATATCGGTTTCTCCGCATACAGCGCAAATATGTTCGTTCATTTTCTTTTCCTCCTTTGTTTATTGGTTATACTTAAAATCTCGTTCGCTAGTAACCTAGCCTCTAGAATTGACATGTCTACTAATAGCAAACCATGTGCACCTTTATTCACTTTCACCCTGCCGCCATCCAAGCAGGCATGTGCCCATTCCTGCTTGACTTTCCGATGTGTCTCCTTCATCTTGGCAAGGGCTTCCTCGGCACGCTTGGACCAATCGGAGACCGTGTAAGTAGGGAAATTACTCTCATAGTCCCGGTCTAGCTTGGCTAGTTCATATTGCAAATCGGGAAGGTTCATCTCTCCGTTGTTATAGGCGTTGACTATATCATTCCGCCTATCATTATATTCTTGGTACGTCATAACCACAGCCAATCTAAGTTGAACATATTCTTAATAAGTAGCCGGATCATCAGACCGAACCATGCTCCGGCTACGGTCAGCCAAAAGTCTATCCAGTCCCATTTGCCACCCCATTGGTTATCCTTGAATTCCATCCCTGCGGCTGCTCCGCAGGTGAAAGCGAATCCGGCAACTAAGGATAATAGGAAGCCGTAGAATAAGTGCTTCCATCGGTTCGATTGCTTAAACCAGTTAATTAATTTCTTCATGATCTTTAATTATTTAATGTATTCGAAATGTACGTTTTTACGGTCCTCTCGGTTTTTACGGTTACAGCACATTTCGAAACAGTGAATTCCGAGATTTTCCGGGTGACCCTCTTTGTGGAACACGCATTCTGTGCAGCCTTCGTATATATTACACGGTTCGTCTTCTACACAGGTGATCGTCTTCCCATTATCAAGTTCCAGCGTTTCACCTATGGGTATAAATAATTTATACTTATTCATGATCAATATACTTTTAAAAATTTAACGATTGCTCTTTTTCTTCTCGCAGCCGGGATGTTACGATCGAACTCCACATACGTCTCAAAGGTAGTCTCTATTTCTGCTGTGAACGGGTATTTCATCTCGAATGCTCTAGGAGCGTGAAGATAGGTTTCCACACCATCACATCTAAACATGTCCACTGATACCTTCCAATCCAAGTAGTCACGGTACTCATTGCACCGCACTACTTTCTGATCTCTGCTATATAATTGTACCATAATTAAATTTCTGATCTTAATTCATCTACTAGGTCGTACCAAAACTGTCTCCCTTCCGGACAATACAAGAATATGAATGATGCTTCTATCATATCGGATAGGTATGCATATTTAGATAATAACATATTTCTCCTTTGTACACAGTTTAGCTTGAACCCCGTGGCCTGCTTATCCGTGTTGGATACACATTTATCGAATATACCAAGCTCTTTCATCTTGGCTACTTTCTGAACTGCATTTCTATAATTTTCCATGATTCTGTATTTTTAATAGTTAATATGACAATGATACAAGAGTCATTCCACCACCCTGCGACTTGATGTATCTTCTAGCTTGTTGGTAAGCTGCTTTTCGGTTCATCGCATATAGATGAAGGGTCTCTAGGTCATAGTGACCGTTTATCATCTCTACTCTGAATGTTGCTACGAATCTCGGTTTCCATTGGTCGTTACGTCTCATAATCTTATATTTTTAATTGTTACTACTTGTTTAACTTTGATGATGCAAATATAAGGCAGGTTTCTGAATTTGCCAAATTTTGAACAAAATATTAACCATGCTTAACGTTTGTACTGCGAAACCAGTTCTTTGATAGCATCTATTAACGCATCCTGCGTACTAGACTTGCCTTGAAGCGAGTTGACAACACGTTCATCGAGCGTTCTCCGGGATACGATGTGGTGGATGAAAACGGGCTTCGTCTGACCCTGCCGCCACAACCGGGCATTGAACTGCTGGTACAACTCTAAGTTCCACGTCACCCCGAACCAAATGATGTTGTTGCCACCTTTCTGAAGGTTCAGACCGTGGCCCACAGAAGCCGGATGAGCGATGAGCACCTTGATCTTCCCAGCATTCCAGTCACGCATGATCTGATTACCGTCTCCCTTAGAGTCACCGCCAATGCGGACGGGCTTCAACTTGGCCAAGGCTTTCTCGATGCGGTGGGCCTCATGGAGGAAGTTGTAGGCGATGAGGACAGGCGCACCGTTCAACGCCTCGACCATCTCGCACAGGGCTTCGATCTTGGCATCGCTCACATGGTGTACGTTCCGATCCGCATCATAGATCGCTCCTCCGGCAAACTGGAGCAACTTGTTTGACAGGGCTGCGGCAGTCATGGCAGTGATGGTCTCGCCATCTCCGTTGCCCAGCAGCGAGAGTATCTGCTCCTTCTCGAATTCCTTGTACATGGACATCTCCTTGTCGGATAGGACCACATTGTCATAGATGTAGTTTACGTCCGGCATGTCTAGATAATCGACAGCCTTCATGGACAACGTGATGTCCGATATTTTCTCCGACAAGATCTGCTCGGTGTTTTCCCGAGGCTTGTAGTTGTAGACGATCCCACCGTTCTGAGCACCCGGTTTGAAGTAGTTAGCCCGGTAGTCAGTGATGGACCGACCAAGCCGTTTTCCTCCGTCTATGACGAACATCTGTGCCCACAAGTCGATTAGCCCGTTAGGTGCTGGCGTACCTGTCAGACCGATCACCCGGTTGGCGTATCGTCTGATCTTCTTCATGGCTTTGAATCGTTCGGATTGGTGATTCTTAAACGAGGACAACTCGTCTACCACGACGCAGTCATACGGTAGTTTCACGCCACCGAAATTCTCCAGCAGCCAAACTAAGTTGTCACGACCCACCGTGTAGATATCGGCATCGGCACGAGCAGCCGCAGCACGCTTCTTGGCGTTCCCTGAGATCACGGAGACACGCAGGTTATTCAGATGCGCCCAGTTAGCTATCTCGTCAGCCCACGTCACTTCGGCAACACGTTTGGGAGCTACGATCAAAGCCTTCTCAACTTCGAAGTACTGGATGAGATCGGACAGGGCAGTCAGTGTGGTGACAGTCTTTCCCAAGCCCATGTCAAGGAATAGAGCACATTCCGGATTATCCTTTATGTGCTCTACACCCTGTAACTGATACTTATGTAACTGTGATCTGTTTAGCATTCCTCTAGGTCCTCTATATCAACATACCAGTAGCTTTGCATCGGGTCAGCGTCTAGGATTATCCGGTCATACAAGCCTTGCTTATCTTCGGGATTCCAGCCACGATTATCCATCGGAAGGGTATCGGGTAGCTCCACTATGATGGAAGGAGTACCTAGCCCGTCTTGCTTGGTATACCCGGCTATGGTTACGGTCTCGCCTTCGAAACATCCTCTCTTGATAACGAATTTCTTTGCAAGGTTCGTGTCTACGAAGTCCTGCACATCCTTTAATAATTCACTGTAATATTTCATAATCCTAAACTTCTTGCGTAAATTTCTTCCGATAGCTCCTCGATGGTCCAGCGTTCCGGGAAAAGTTTGACTAGCGCCTCCGCAGTTTCTACAAGGTCCGGACGGAGGCAGTCTGTCCCCAGCAGATCGGCTATCGTGTGTAACTTATTGTTGTTGTATATCTCAGAACGGAATGTCTCGATCAGTTCGTCCTTCCCCTGTGTCACGCATGCGTCCTCAAGGTTTCCCAAGTCTCTTCGGGAATACTCGGCACGAATGATCTTGTCGGGTATCTCGGATAGGAGGAATTGCTTCAGATTGTCCGGGAGGCTTCCGATAGCCTCACCTATGGCATAACCACCTGCTGGGGTATCGTTCGCCATCTTGGTGACCACATCGACAAACAACTTGATGCGGTCGGTCTTCAGTCTTTTGTTGAAATCTACTGCCATAACTATTTTATTTTAATTCGTTGCAAATATAATAACTATTAATCGTAAGGCAAAAGGTTTTTCAAAGAATCTTCCGCCATCCTCTTAGCTTGTTGCATTATGGTGTCCTTTATTCCGGAACGTATGTATATTAGGATCGTTCCTAAGTCTTTGGTGTATGGTACGCTGAACTTACATCCTCGTACTTCGCAGGTGGCATGATAGCTTATTAACTCCACAACTATTTCATCCGGAAAACAATCAAGATACAAATGATATCTATCAGCATCTTTCTTCAATCCGAATCCTTTATACCGCACGAATCCTCTTTCGTTTATGAGTTTCAATATCAGTTCTTGTCTGATTTCTTCATTCGACTTGAACTCCGGTTCTAAAATCATTTCTTTATCTTCCATAAAATACTTTTTGCATTGTCAATAAATGGTTTATAATATTTTTAGCCTCTTCATAGGTTTCTACGCTGTCCACTATGAGAACCGGGAAACCTAAAGCCTGTATCTTTGCATGAATGTAGCTCTGAATCTTGGTGGGCTTCTTTCCTGTGCTCTTAAATTCAGCGAAGACCACTATCCCACTTTTCAAAAGAAACATCCTGTCCGGCAAACCTTTGATGAACTGGGACAGCAGCTTGACTGCCATCCCACCTTGATCATCTACGTACTTAGACAAGGTCCTTTCAAATACCTTCTCGCTAGTCTCGTCCTTCTTCATCTTTCTTCTGATAGTCGCATGGTTGGAACTTGGGGAAGTGCAGGATAGCGTGCCCGTTATATTTCTCGTTGAACTGCCGCACTAATTTCCCCACGGCTTTATACGATTTACGAACCTTCTCGGCTTGCTCTTTGGTGTCGCACATCCCATCATCAATGGTGCGGAACACTCCGTCATCACACAGTTCCTGCACGACATAGCAGGAAACCTTTCCGGCTTTCTTTCTAAATTCTTTAATCCTTGTTCTCATCGTCTTCCTCCTCCTTTACTGTGTAAGTTAGTAATACTCTGTCGCAGCGAAACAACGCCATGACATTAGCCTTAAATTCTTCCGGTGTAAGACCTTCCACCGCTATGGGAACTTTAGTGATCGATTCCTTGATGCCTCCTTTTACAAGGGTAACTCGTTCTATCAATAGCATATTAATTAGGATTACAGATTAATAAAATGTATGCTGTTATTGCTGCACAGGTCAGTACGAACGCTGCGGCTTTCCATGCAAAGTTAATTATCTTTTTCATACTTCGAAAGGATTTTGTTGATTGATTCTAATGGTAACTGTAACGCTGTGTTAGTCTTCGACTTCGGGGATTCCGTATCGTAGGCTTCCAGCACCTTGTAGGCTTCCGGGTAGTCCTTCTTCAAGACACGCATGTTTCCGCATTTAAGGATGGCGTCACCGATAGACTTGTAGGTCTTCTCATGATCCTTTTTGGCTTCCTCTATTTCAAGGGAAATTCTATCTACTACTCGGATAGTCTCCTCGGTGCAGGGAATCACGGTTCTGTTTTCCCAGTATTCAGCTATCAATCTGCAATCATCTGTCAATGTCCAATCAAGACATAAGGTCATGTATGTAAGCCTAGCGTTTCTTACTCTGTTGAAAAATCTCGTATACTTGCTGTCTACTTCCTCAAGATATGCGTATTTAGGGATCTTTAGGTATTCAGCCTTTATGATGTTAGATGCCTTTCTCCTCAGAAGGGCGATGTGATCTTTGATCGGTTGGGTCATTTCTGATGCGGCTTCTTCAGCCATAGTGATTGTAATTCTTTTTGCTGCCATAATTATTTAAGTTTAAAGCGAGTTTCTTTTTTATCTGATCTCATGTTTCCTCCACACCGGAAATCGGAGCATCTCATCCCGTACTCCAGTTTCCTTTTGCCGAATATAAGAGGACATTCGTGGCAATCGCCTATCGACACAGGACCGTTGTCTTCTTCACACACTATCACTGTCCCGTCACACAATTTGTATTCCCCTCCTACGGGAATCTCTATTCTGTCAATCGGCCTTCGCATGGCTATCTGTCTTTTATGGTTTTGATCATCTTCTTCATCTCTCCCTTGCTGACCACTATGGATGTAGCATACATGTCGGTGATTCCGATTTCCCAGCCGCCCATCATAGAACCTAGATACCGGGCTACGTTCATGCTGGGATTATTTAGATCGACAGACTTCCCGTTATCACCTTTGTAGTCTATCATTGATTGTAGGATGGCGATAGCCTGTTCCTCGTTTCCTAGATCTACTACTAACCGAGTATCTACGAACTGTTTGGTCTGTCCCTTGATGGCGTACTGACCGTTATTCTCGGTTAGCTTGATGATTCCCATTCGGTATGACCCGATTGTTTCTGACTTTTCCTGTTGTTTGATCTGCGCAGTTGCTGCGATTGATACTAAGATTAATGCGAATAATGTAAATAATTTTTTCATGATTGTTTTTATTTTTGTGGGCGGTTGCCCGCCCGGTTAATATTTAGTCTGATATTTGTTCTACTCCGATAATGTAACCTACTCCGAACAGTTCGTTTAATTTCGGGTCACGGACTTTATAAACCTCGTCTACCATTTCGGCAAAACACGGAATTGCCAATTTTGGAAAATCCAGCCCTACTTTAACGGTTTTCGTTTTATTCACTTCGGGTATTTTAAACTTTACTTTTACTGTAATCGTTTTCATATATTAAGCCTCCCTTACTCCTATTAATTCAACACAGGTTGCTTTACAATACTTACGGGCTATCTCGAATGCCTTATTGATAGTTGTTGCTCTATAACACTGAGCGCCTCTCTCACCTTCGGAATTTCTAAATTCAATGATGTAAATTTTTTCTGTTTTCATAATCTTATATTTTTTAATTGTTACTACTTGTTTAACTTTGATGATGCAAATATAGGGCAGGTTTCTGAATTTGCCAAATTTTGAATAAATTATTAACATTCGTTAGTGTACAGAAGCCCGTATTAACGTCCATTAATAAAAAACCTCCCGTATCGGGCTTCACAGCAGGATACGGGAGGAAAAATATAAATATGTATGACAAACATAAAGAAGTGAAATGTTGGCTGCTCTCAGCCTAAATCTTCTTATCAGTAGTACAAGACACAAGTTATACCCCTTAAATTCAGTGACGCAAAGATATGTATTAATCTTCAGTCTCCGAAATTATACGTGTGTAAATTGACTGTCTACCGTAAATATTAACATTTCGCTGTCCGTTTCGGACGAAGCCCAGCCTCTTGAGAGACCCGGCAACTTCCCTAGCCTTAGATGTAGTGAAGTCTTTCCGTGGAAGACCAAGCCCATCGCACCATACTTCGAATGCACAGAATTCCTTCCTTACCTCTGTTCCTTCCTCGAATACTCCTAGACCGTCCACGAAATCTCTCCGGTCAGCATACACCCAATCGTCCCAATCTTTCGGGAACTTCAAGTTGACAAACCGCTCGATCAGACCATGCATAGAAGATACTTCTGTGTACTCCTCACGTATGCCCTTGGCGATGCTCTCGGCTGTCTTGGAGAGGATCAGACTTTCTCCTGCGTCATACAATTCCTTAGCCTCTGCCCATAGCTGGTCGATGGTGTCCTCGAAGGATTTCTCGAACAGGTAGTGGCTGTTGGAATTCCACTTCACGGCAACCGGGAAGAATCGTCTGTTTCCCGTTTGATCCTTGAGAAACTCGTCCTCGTTGGTCGACCCGAAGAATACGCATTGGCGTTTGTGTGTCTTGATACGCTTGGCGTAGGCAGCACGATACGTATCCTCACGCTTGGAGAGGAAGTTCTTCATGACTTCGATGTCTGACTTCTTGACGGCTGACAACTCGGCTAGTTCCACCAGCCACGCATTCTGAATCGACTCGTAAGCCTTCGTGCCTTCCATCGATGTCATGGAGTCATTAAACCAGCCCTTCGACAGTCGCTGCACAAGCGTTGATTTACCAGCACCTTGATGGGAAACCATGATCAGAGCGGTGTCGAACTTAGTTCCCGGTTCGTAGATTCGAGCAACCGCAGCTACCAGCATCTTGCGGAAAGCCTCTCTTGTGTATATGGAATCCTCAGCACCCATGTAGGTTTGGAGGAACGTGTCGACACGTGGCTTGCCGTCCCACACCAGTGAGTCAAGGTATGTCTTGATCGGGTGGAAACCATTTTTGTTGGCTACATATTCGATGGCATCACACATCTTTCCTGTAGAATATATACCGTGGGCTGTTTCAATACGGTTGCGGATAATTGACTCTGCGGTGTCATCGAAGATGTCTCCCTTGTCCTTACTGCTGTCAAAGAACGGTTTGCGAGTATACACGATGACTCCACGGAATTGGTCATATGCTAGCAAGTTATTGAGCAGAGGATCGGTGCGGAATGCGTTGACGAAGTTGCGGATAGTCACCTCCTTGCGTCCTTTGCTGTCAAGATCCCAATCCAACACTTCCTCAGTCTCTTCCACCGACTCATCGGACACGTCATCGAAGTCATCCAAGCAGTCGTTAGCAGCGACTAACTCACGGAGACATGACTCGTCCTCCTGCACCAATTTAGCCATCGCATGCTCGCTTTCCTCCTTACCGAGATGACCGAACAGATGGATGCGAACAAGATCGTAGGCATTGTATACGTGACCGTCACCGATGGGGTCAGTGGAATGGTGGGAGTAAGCGAACTTGTCATCGTACACGATCATTCCGGCTGCGGACGATCCTCCTTTATATGTGTAACGGTCATAGCTACATTCTTCGTAAACGTCAGACAGGTATTTCTCAATGGCTTCCTGTATGGTGTATACCCGGCAGAATGCTCCGATCATGCCCGGCTTATTGGTCGGTTCTCCAGCCTCTGAGACAGTGCTGCGGATCGTTTGCTCCTCGTTGTCGGTAAACGCCCACAGACGGACATCTTTCCATGCATCACCATCTCCGTACAGGTCTAGCAACTCGTCTACGTTCAACGCCTCGCCATCTTGCCTCTCGAAGTAGAATTCTTGGTCCTTAGATACTGATCCCCAGTACATGAGGCGTTCGGCTTGGAAGGTAGTCGGGTCGAACAGTTCGATGCCCATTATCTCCGCTACCTTGCGGCTGGCTGCTTCGTACTCCTCACGGTTGTCGATCTCTCGGTCCATCGGTATGATCAGACGGAATCTGCGCTTGCCGGGACGGTCTGATCTTGTGCCGTAGATGACAGCAGCGCAAGAGAATTTCATGGTGAAGTCGAAGAAGAAATCGTCTTCTCCGTAGTCAACGTCTAATGTGATAAGTGATCTGCCTGTTACTGAATTTTTGGAGCGTCGTCCGCCAGCTAGAGTTCCACCTACGAAGCCACCGACATCCTTGCGGATCGCTTTCTCTGACTTCGCCAGCCTGTCGAATTCTCTCATAGTCTCGCTTCCGATCATCTTGGGCTTCGATAACTCCTCTACGAGAGCATCCCAAGTATAGGTCTTTCTCTTCCAATTGGTGCTCTTGGAAGACCCTGCAACTGATATAGAATATTTTTCCAACATATATAATTAGTCCTTTTTGTAAAAGTAACTGTTAAAGCCTTCTGCTCTTAAGGGTATGTCGAACGGCTTTGCCCAATCGGGTAGTACGGACATCGCTATGCAAACGTCATCCAGCGTTATGTCCGAGTCTTCCAAGCATTCGGTGATCAGTTCGTCATGGATGTGACCCACGATCCCGATCTTCTCTTCCTCACCGATGCTCAAGACGTTTCTCATTGCGCTTGCCAGCAGGTCACGGGAAACAGCCTGTACCAAGTTTTCGGTCAGCTTTCCACCGTAGGTATCCAGTTCTACCCATTTGCCGGATGTCTGATCCAATCCCATGTAGTGGATGGATTCTATCTCCCTGCTGTCACCGTTATCGTAACGGATCGTTTTCTTCTTGATAGAAGCATATGGGTAGTGCAAGGATCTTCCCGATGGCAAGCGCAATGCGAGCGTCCGGTATTGCGGTATCCAATAGAAATGGCAGATAATTTTACCATCAATATTGACGGGTACGTCCCGTTTTGCCAAGATAGCCCTTTTAGCCGAGTCCTCTAAGATGCGCCACAAAGATACAATTTTCGGTGATGCGTCACGCCATTTAAGGATGATGTTTTTAATATTTTCTTCCGGGATCGCTCCATCACGGTCCATCGTCTTGATCGCTCCGACCCATCCACCATAGCCTAGAGCTAGCTCTGTGACCTTTCCCTGCTGGCGGTAAGGCGTTCCTTTTCCGCATTCCGATTCCTTCATATTGAAGGTACGGGCGGCAGAAGTCACGTAGATATCACCTCCTCTGCGGAATGTTTCGATTCGCCAAGTCTCATTAGCCAACACAGCTATCACACGGGCTTCGATGGCTGAGAAGTCAGCTACCCGGAATATGTGGCCGTCACGGGCGATGAAGGCTGTACGGATCAGTTGTGACAGGATAGACGGGATGTTGTCATAAAACAGCATCAATTCGTCTAGATCCATGTTCTTCACATCTTCTCGTACCTTCTCAAGTTCCTCTAGATGGTTCTGCGGAAGGTTCTGCTGCTGGACGGTGCGTCCTGCCCATCTACCTGTCCGGTTAGCTCCGTAAAAGCGGTACAACCCTTTTGCCGACCCGTCTTTGCACAGGCAGTTCAGCATGGCTGCGTACTTTGCGATGGATGTCTTGTAAGCGATCTTCCGGGCTGTCAGAACACGGGTAACGTCCTTGTCATTGCATTCCTCCATGATCTGATTGATGTTGTTCTTGTTGATTGACTCGTAGAACTTACCGCTACGCTCTTCCACGAATGCGCTGATCTGCTTTCCGGATTTAAGTGACGTGATACCGTATTTAGCTTTGATCTTCTCGTTCAGCCGTTTCAAGTATTCGGTATAGATGGCATCAGCGTTCCGGGCTAGCTGGACATCCACCATTGTTCCTCTGTCATTGATGTCTTGGTCGATCCCGTACAGTTCGATTTCCGATTCCGGCATTTCGATGTGTGCCAGTTTGCGGTCTATCTCACGCTCCGACAGAACGTCATACTTAAGATAAGTCTTGAAGTCTTCCCATTTGTCCGGGTATTGCTCCGGGAAGATGCGTGATCCGTCCTTCTGTGGGCACGAGAATAACTTGATCAATGCGCTACCCGTGTCTAACTTACCGTCTACCAGTTTCATGGCTGCCGAGACCTTTCCCAGCGCTTCGGGGAATCCGCAGTACAGGGCTTTCGTGGCGGAGCAGCGAAACTTGGTTGCCGGAATATTGAAGCCATAGGCACGAAGACACAAGCGTTCGAAGGTGGCGTTGTGTGCATGAATCAGAACGTCCGATTCCTGTACCAGTCTGAAAAACGGTAGAGGATCATCTAGGTTCACTAGGTCGATTATCTTCGGGTCTTCATCCTCTATGGCGTAACCTATCAGCAGGATTTCGAAATCGGGGTGCTCCGTATACCTGTACATCCCAGCCGTCTTGATCGGTTCGGGAGAGTAGGTTTCGAAGTCTATGTAAACATTTCTCATATGTTGTCCTTTCTTTTTAAAAAGATAGCGGATGTCTTCTACCCCATCCGCTATCCACATTTGCACCAACTTACTTAGTTAAATAATAAAATTTAGTTAATAATAAATGAATAGAAATTTAAGTTATAAATTAAAAGTTTCTTTGTTTTAGAACAGAAGGTCTTCATCCGTAGGTTCATCGAAGATCGGGTCATTGTCCGTATCATCGTCCTCTTCATCGAAGTCGTTGATAGCTGATCCACCACCTCCGAAGGCTTCATCGTCTTTCACCTTCTGAACACCGTTCAAGCCGAACGTGATTCCTTTGTTTGCGATCTGATCGAATGAGTAAGCATCGATTGAAGCGACTCCCCAGCATCCGGAGTAAAAATCCTCTTTCTGCGTGATCGGCTGCTTGTGCCTGTCGATGATAACCGGACGACCTTGTGATTCGTTACGGGAAGCACGAATGTAGTACATTCCTTCGAATCCGTCGTAATCAATGTTGTCGTCACCGTCTTTTATAGGATTCCATTTTGATGGGTCACCGGGCAACTTGCCATTGCATTTCGGGTGTTCCGCAAGGTATTCCTTCTGCAACTCCTTGATAGCTGCTGCAACCTTCTTGATATTCTCCTTGTCAGTCTTCGGTATTAAGATGGTCACTTCGTACTTTGATTTGCCTTGATTGAAACGGTCTTCCGCTTCGAATACTCTCACAAAGGAGAATCTTACATTTTTTAGGATTAATTTCTTTCCCATGATTTTTGTTTTTAAGTTGTTAATAATACTTGTTTAACTTTGATGACGCAAAAAATATAACGTCTATTTGAATTTGCCAAATTTTGAACAAAATATTAATGTTTATTAGCTTTCGACATCGAAATCAGATAGTGAGTTATATTCTGTTCCGGGATGGCTTTCCGGTACTAATTTAGGCGCACCGGGCTGACTCTGAAGATATTTGCCGAATCGTGCAGCGAAAACCTTCTTGCCTAATAGCTTCTCAAGATCTGTGATGCCCTTCAAGCTGATGTTCATGATCTCGTCCTCGAGATACTCGTCCAGCAATTCGTTACGAACCTTATCGGGATCGGTGATCTTACGGGAGGACCGTCCTTCCACTAGCTTGTATCCAGCCCATTTCTTGCCGTTCATAGCCTCTTTGTAGACGAACTGGTCGAATGAGTTGATCCAGCCACGGTATCGGTCTATCTTGCCGATCATTTCGACAATCTCCTCGTCTGTCATGAGCATCGGTTCGCATTCCTCTTCGAAGTCACTGGTGATCGCATCGTATTGCGCTCTGCACTGTGCCTTGAGCGGACAGAACTGGCAGTGGTCACCGATCTTCTGTTCTCCGCCTCCTTCCCAAGCTATTTTAGCCTTCGGTTTCAAGACTTTCTCACCCCACACTAGCAAGTCATTGGCCGACATGGTGAACGTGTCGTAGTGGTCCAATCTAGGCTGTACGATAGACATCCGAACTTCCTTTATTCTGCCTTCCGGATCAGTGCTCAACATTCCGAGAGCGTAGATCATCAACTGCGTGTTGTTTTGGGCTGAGACCCTCACGCCAGCACCGTATTTCAAGTCGATCACATGCATTACCGTAGGGCTTATCAGAGTAGCATCGGAGCTACCGAAGGATTCCGGGATGTACTTGCTTAAGTCAAAGGTCGCTTCCCAATAGCCTACCACATGACCACCTTCTCCTCTTTTCTGCATGAAGTAGTACTCGTTTACCACGAAGTCTACGTAGCTTTTGACATGTCTCACCATGTCCTCGGAAAAGTAAGGGCTTTTCGCTAGATCATCGGGAACTGGCATTTCGTCTATCTCCGGATAGTACAAGCCTCTGTCCCACCATTCCAACGCATTCTGAGCTATCTCATGTGCCAGCGTTCCTTCATCAGCATACACGCTGCTCTTGCTCTCTACCGATTCGGCTAGTCTTGCGGATGGCGGACAATTAAGCCATCTCTTCGAACTTGACGGTGAGAGGAGAGCGTGACCACGCTCCCCATGATTTATATCAGCCATATTAGATTGCTTTTACTGCTGCGTAGAACTTAGCGTAATCGGCTTCTCTCAGCGTAGCGAATGTCGAGCATCCACATGACTTGAAGACCTTGAGAACGGCTTCACGATCCTTCTTGATCTTGAGGCGTGCTTCATTACGGCACATGTCGATGGTGATTTCCCCTTCCGGTTCTTCAGCTAGCTCCTTATCGAATGGCATTTCCCCATCTTCTGCTGTTTCGGCTACCTGTTCCTTAGCTGGTTCTGCCTTAGCTGGTTCTTCGACTGCCTGTTCTGTTTCTTGAGTAGGTGCTTCCAATTCGCCTTTCGATGCGCTCATCAGCAGTCTGCGCAGTTTAGCGTTAGTGTTCTTTCCGGGATATTCTGACGGATCGACATTGTATATTTCAGTGAGGATCTTAACCAGCTTGTCTGTAGGCATGGCGGCTAGCTCCTTCTCGGACATCCCGGTAACCGCTTTCTTGGCTTCCTCGTTTCCTTCGAATACTTCCTCTACTGCTGACTTGTCGTCAACGATAACTTCAGCCTTGTTCGCCTCGCTGGACGAGTCTATTACGGTTTCTTCGGCTTTCACACCGGGAGTGTCTTTGGTCAAGTTTGCGAACTTCTCCTTGTCTTCCGAGATGTTCGGTTTCTGAGATGGATTAGGTGCAGCAGCAACAGGTCCTTCTTCACGTGATTTGTGGATCGCCAAATTAGCTGCGAATTCAGCTATGGTCTGCAACTCATAAACTTTCGTTTCTCTGTCAATACTAATTTCTACTTTCATGATTACTGTTTTTTAAATGTTAAATATTTTTCTGTTATCTCTACTTTGCTAAGTCTCAACGCACCGTTCATGTTACGATAGGAATTGAGATAGCCTTGTTTTACTCTGTAACGTACCGCATTCTCGGTAAGGTCCAACATCTGGGCAGCCTCGCTGACCGTGATCAGTTCTAATTTTTTTTCTTGATTCTCCATAAATTCAATTAACTTTTTTGGTTTTCTGTAATTCCTTAAAAAATCTACATACGCTCTTTCCCTAGCC